AGCCGAGCAGTATGGAGATCTGCGTATCTTGTTACCCCCAGGCAACGTAGCATTTTCAGCAGGACCTACCATCAGTCGCTTAAAACGCGGCCTTGCAAGGTTTTCTGACAATGATTACTTGTTAATGGTTGGCGATCCTGCCGCCATTGCAGCTGCCGGAGCGGTAGCGTGTATGTTAAACAACGGGCGTATGAAACTGTTAAAGTGGGATCGGCAAGAGATGCGGTACTACGTAGTTGAATACGATTTAATGAGGAGAGAAGATGACTTCTGAAGAAAATTTTGCATCAGACGAAAGTCTAAAGATTGTTGGCGAATTAGCAGCTCGTCAAGTTAAATTAGAACAAGAACTTAACGACTTAGAAGAGCAAGTTAAAGCTAAGAAAGAAGAACTAACTCAGGTCTCTGAGAAGGATCTACCCGAAGCTTTGGCTGAATGTGGATTGTCCGAGGTTAAGTTGCTAGACGGTAGCAAGGTTACTGTCAAGCCATATTACCAGGCAAACCCGCCAAAAGAGAAATATGAGGAAGCAATGGCATGGCTTCGTACTCATGGTCATGGTGACCTGATTAAGAACGACGTGACTGTTAGCTTTGGTAAAGGTGAGGATACAAATGCTGCGGAATTTAAAGCGCATTTAATTGAATCAGGTACTTCCTTTACTGACAAGACTGGTGTTCATCCTATGACGTTTAAAGCGTTTGTGCGTGAACAGGTAGAGACAGGTCAAAACTTGCCCTTTGATCTGTTAGGTGTTTATATTGGGCAGAAAACTTCCATCAAGAAAGGATAACTCAGATGGCTAAAACTGATTTAAAAACCAAAGATCAAGGTGGTGCCTTGATGGTGATTGACTTTGCAGCAGACGCTGGTATGGGTCTTGAGAATATGACTAGTCAAGACATGGCTATTCCATTCTTTAATGTGCTACAAAAACTATCACCTCAGTGTGACACGATTGAAGGTGCTAAGGCTGGTATGATTTTCAATACCGTTACAGAACAATCTTACAAAGAGATTACTGTAATTCCTTGCGCATATAAGCGTGAGTTTGTTGAATGGCGTCCCCGTGCAAGTGGCGGTGGATTGGTAGGTCAACACACTATTACCAGTGAGGTAGTATCATCTGCCAAAAATATTGACGGCAAATTGACTACAGCATCTGGCAACGTGTTAGTTGAAACAGCTTATCATTTTGTATTATCGGTATCTGATTCAGGTTCAATTGAGCCGGGCTTGATTGTAATGTCAAGCACACAACTGAAGAAGAATCGCCGATGGAACAGCTTGATGAACAACTTAAAAGTCCAAGGTCCTAATGGCATGGTTACTCCTGCAAGGTTTAGTCATATGTATAAGTTGAGCACCATTCAAGAACAGAATGATAAAGGCGCCTGGTATGGTTGGACCATCGATATGGTGGGTCCTGTAACTAACCCTGGTATTTATCAAGCTGCTCGTGACTTTGCCCAACAAGTCTCGCAAGGAACTGTGAAGACCGCAGCACCTGAGCAAGATCACGCAGAAACCGTGCAACACTTTTAACAGAGGGCCAGGGGTTCACAGCCCCTGGTTTATTTATGCTTGTAGAAAATTTTATGGAAATTTTCGAGGGGTTGCCAAGGGCTCATGGTACATACGTAATTAAGGGTAGTCGTCAGGACAATAAGTTAACTGGCAAGGCTACTACGATTCGTGAACCAGTAACTAAAGACCTGTGGTTGCAACACCTTGAAGGTAAACAAGGACTTGGCGTTATTCCAATTAACGATGAGTCAATGTGTAAGTTTGGTGCTATTGACATTGATACATATGACGGCAGCATTGACTTACCTAAAATTAATTCAGCCATTCAAGAACTAAAGGTTCCGTTATTTCCCTGTGCTAGTAAGTCTGGGGGCATTCACTTGTACCTTTTTACTTCTGAGTGGGTTGATGCAGGTACCATGCAGCAAAAATTAAAAGACCTTGCAGCATATATGGGCTTTGGCGGTTGCGAAATATTTCCGAAGCAAACCAAAATCCTCGCGGATCGCGGCGATATCGGTCAATGGATCAACATGCCCTACTTTGGTGAAACACGCTGGTGCCAGGGTATGAAGCCAGAAGCCTTTGTTGAAAAGGTAATGGCAAATCGCTTTACTGCTAAACAATTAGATGACCTAGTCATCAACGTAAAAGCTGGGTTTGAAGATGGACCACCATGCTTGCAGCATCTATCTACCAAGGGTTTTCCGCAAGGCACAAGAAACAACGGACTATTTAATATTGCTGTATACTGTAGGAAGAAGAGTCCGGACAACTGGGAATCTCAGCTCGAAGGTTTTAATATCGACTTGATGGATCCTCCCTTATCTAGTAGTGAGGTGCAAGGTGTTATCAAATCAGCCAAGCGAAAAGAGTATCAGTACACGTGCAGTAAACCTCCTGTCGCACCCTATTGCAATGCTGCTGTTTGCAAGCTTCGTAAGTTTGGTGTCGGGACTTCTACTGATATGCCTGCTGTACATAGTCTTACTAAGTTTAACACTCTTCCTCCCATCTGGTTCCTCGATGTTGATGGCGGCGGTCGGCTAGAATTAGAAACAGACGACTTACATAATCAACGTAGGTTCCAGCGCAAGTGCATGGAACGTTTAAACGTCTTGCCTGGCAAGATGAACGATATTGCTTGGACTAAACTAGTCAATCATCTACTAGAAAACCTTACCATCATTGAAGCACCGCCAGATGCTTCGCCTGTCGGACAACTGTTTGAATACATCGAACGATTCTGTACTGGCAGGGTACAAGCCAAGGTTAAGGAAGAAATTCTACTTGGTAAGCCATGGACTGATGGCGGTAAACACTTTTTTAGGATGGCAGACCTCATGGCGTTCCTAGACCGGCATCATTTCAGGGATTACAAGGTTCATCAGGTTACTTCGATCTTACGTGAGAATGGTGCTGAACATCACTTCTTTAATATCAAGGGAAAAGGGATTAACATTTGGGCGATCAGTGAGTTTGAAAAACATGATGGCAACTTTGATACTCCAGACATTGAAGGTAATGAGGAAGTATTTTGACGTGGACAATTGTATTCGGACCTCCAGGGACTGGCAAGACGACGACTGGTATGCGGTTCATTGAAGAACGTTTAGAGCGCGGTATCCCGCCTAATCGGATTGGGTATATCGCGTTTACTAGAAAGGCCGCCAATGAAGCTAGGACTAGGGCTGCTGAGAAGTTTGGATTTACCGCTGATGACATGCCGTACTTTCGGACCATTCATAGTCTTGCCTTTATGCAACTAGGGATAAAACCGTCTGGCATCCTGCAACGTACTAACTACACTGAGTTAGGTGAAAAGCTAGGGATCGAGGTCAGTGGTTCATTTAACAATGAAGACGGTCTGTTACAGGGAATGCCGTTAGGAGATCGCTATTTCTTTTTAGATAACTTAGCAAGGATTACGCGTAAGCCGTTAAAAAAGATCTATGAAGAATCTGGCGATGATGAGATTGATTGGCATGAACTAGACCGGGTTTCACGGACCTTGCAGCAATACAAGAAGATCCATAAACTCTATGACTTTACCGATCTTTTAGAACAGTGGTTAGAGCATGGTCATACGCCAAAACTAGATTCTATCTTTGTCGACGAGGCACAAGACCTGTCTGCATTACAGTGGGACTTTGTTGAAAAATTAACCGTTAATATGGAGGATAAATATGTCGCAGGTGACGACGATCAAGCTATCTATCGATGGGCCGGAGCCGATGTTGAAAGACTTATACATCTACCCGGACGCCGTATTATCCTCGATCAGTCTTATCGGGTGCCTAGGACAGTGCATGCGGTGGCAACTAATCTCCTCACGCGTATCCAGAGTCGAGTGCCCAAACGATTTAAACCGTCAGATATATCAGGTAGTGTTAACTGGCATTTTACACATGATGCCGTCGACCTCAGTAAAGGACAATGGCTCTTACTGGCACGTAACTCCTATCTCACAAGAGAACTTGAAGAAACCTGTTTAAGAGCTGGTTATCCGTTTGAGAGTCTTAAGAAGTCGCCACTACAAAATGATTCATTAAAGGCAATCATCGCTTGGACTAACTTATGCAAGGGCTTGCGAGTTAATGGTGACGCATTAAAGCTAATTTACCGGTTCATGGGTCTTCGTAAGCGCACGGATAAAGAACGGACATATTCACTAGCTGACGTGAAACTAGAACCTGGGATCTGGCACCAGCGATTGACCCACATCTCGGCTGCCGAACGCGAGTATTACATTGCTGCCCGCCGGCAAGGTGAAAGTTTAACTGCAGATCCACGAATCAAGATTAATACCATTCACGCCGTTAAAGGTGGTGAAGCCGATAACGTCTTAATCCTGACTGACATGGCAGCCAGGTCATACAAGTATATGCAGCAGTACCCAGATGATGAAGCCCGCGTGTTTTACGTGGGTATGACTAGAGCAAAACATAATTTACACCTAATTCAACCACAAACGAATCTTTTTTACGAGATCGGATAACGAGGATTAACCGAGGGAACATCGATGCACACAGTTAATAGCAACACCTATCCTTTTAAGACAACTCCCTACGCACATCAGAGTGAGGCGTGGGGCATATCAAAGGATAAAGATGAGTTTGCTTTGTTTATGGAGATGGGAACTGGCAAGACAAAGGTAGCAATTGATTCGATTTCATATCTTTACGACTCAGGTCGGATACAGTCTGCGCTTATTGTAGCACCCAAGGGGGTTTATATGAATTGGATTATCAAGGAGATACCAACCCACCTACCTGACCATGTAAGATACCAAATCGCCTCATGGCACGCCGCACCTAGAAAGGCCGAACAAGAAGCATTAGATAATATTCTCAAACAGTCTGATGACCTGCGTATCCTTGTCATGAACGTCGAAGCCTTTAGCACGGACCGCGGTACAAAGTTTGCAAAACTATTCTTAGATGTCGGCGGCAGATCAATCATGGTTGTCGATGAATCAACTACGATTAAGAATCCAGGGGCACAGCGAACTAAGAATGTAATCAAGGTAGGAACATATGCAAAGTATCGACGCATTCTTACTGGCGAACCCGTGACCCGTAGTCCATTAGACATCTACAGTCAAGCCCAGTTCTTAAACCCACATCTACTAGGCTTTAGCAGTTACTATACGTTTAGAAACCGGTATGCGATTATGATCGATATCAAGGCAGGTAATCGCAGCTTTAAAAAGATTACAGGATTTCGTAAGTTAGACGAACTAACTAAGTCCTTACAAAGCTTTAGTTACCGCGTTAAGAAGGCCGACTGTCTAGACTTGCCAGCAAAGATCTATCAATACCGGTATGTTGAATTAACTAAGGAACAAAAGCAACTGTATAAGCAAGTGGCTGATATTGCGGTAGCCACACTCAAGGGCAAGGTCTTAACCATTGATAATGTACTAACCCAGATCCTTCGGCTGCATCAGATTACCTGCGGACATTTTAAGAGTGATGACGGTGAGATCATCAAGGTACCTAACAATCGTTTAACTGAACTAGTAGATGTATTAGATGAGGCCAGTGACAAGGTAATCATTTGGGCTACGTATGTAGAAGATATCAAGACCATTCAAGCAAAGTTAACCGAGATCTATGGGCCACAGTCCGTGGTTACTTATTACGGCAGCACTAGTACAGATGATAGGTCTGATGCTGTTAAACGTTTCCAAGAGGATCCTAGTGTAAGATACTTTATAGGTAACCCGTCAACGGGAGGCTACGGTATTACCTTGACCGCAGCAACGACCGTGGTCTACTATTCAAATAGTTATAATCTCGAACATCGTTTACAGTCTGAAGATCGTGCACACCGGATTGGCCAAACCAAGTCAGTAAACTACGTTGACCTTACGGTGACGGGCACAATTGATGAAAAGATTATCAAGGCCTTGAGGGAGAAAAAGAATATCGCCGCTCAAGTCCTTGGTGAAGATATTACCTCTTGGCTTTCCTAGCTTCAGATAAAGCAATTGCAACTGCTTGCTTTTGACTTTTAACAACAGGACCGCCTTTGCCTGAATGTAATGTACCGCCTTTAAATTCACGCATAACTTTTGCTACTTTCTTTTCGCCTTTAGTCGCCATGATAGTCCTTATTTTTTAGCTGTTTTAGCTGAGTCTCTAAAGTCCTTAGCGGTAGGTGCGCCCTTAGTTCCTGGTTTACGCATCTTTTCGCCAGATCCTGCTTTAATTCGTTCACGTTTAGCGTGAATGTTCGCGTATAATCCTGGTTTAGTCGCCATAAAATTTATCCTTCTTGCCTTCTTTATGTGGACCTTTTTTCTCGCGATGCTTCATTGGTTCTGGTTTTTTCTTAGTTGCCATGTGTAGCTCCTGATAAGTAAACAGCACGTTCATCATTACGGCGGCGAGTCAAACCTTTCAGTTCTTTTCCGCCTGCTTTATTGTATAACAAAAACGCATCAGCAGCACCTTCAAAATCTTCACGATTATGTTTGGCGCGAATAGAAGAACGTTGCAAGGTCCCTAGACCAAAGTTAAAACTGATCGAAACGAGTGCATCAAACCGAGACTGAGTAAGGCCCACAGGACATAGTCGTTCCACTCCAACTTCAAAGCGAGCAATATCTTTCCTAAGTATTTCATTAACTTCCTCCATGGTAAAGGTCTTGTTCCAAGCATCTGGTAAGGTCTTGCCGTCACCAATTAAGTGTCCGACGCCCACGGTCCATAGTCCAATAGCATCTTGATATGGTTTGACTCGCACCCCTTCATGGTGCTTTAACATCTCTAGGCAACGATCACTAATTTTCATTTCTTAAATGCTTGGGTACCAAACCAGAATGCAATGATTGAGGCAAAGATCTGCTGCGACTCATCGTCCCATAGTTGATCTAGTGCAATACTAAAGTCAACCCCGGTCTTCCAAGCGTAGATAAATCCAAACACGTCTACAAAAACTAACAAGGCAAACATACCAAGACTAATAATAGATCTTGTGGCAGCTCGCATATTAATCACCCACTGACTTGCTCCCTTACCAATCTCAATGTCATGAGCATATAAGGCCTGTCGTTCTTGGACCTGGGTTTCCATGGCAATTTGATCAGTCCGAATCTCTTCAACCCGAGCTTGAGCTGCAAACCCGGCTTCCATCAATTTAAGTTCCCGTTCCATCTGCATGGCTGCAAGTTCTAATTCATGCTTCTTATCTGACTTATCTTGAAAGAAATCTAGGAACTTTGGAAGTCCACCCATCAAAAATGAAAGCAAGGTTGAGATTAACGTAAGCATTAAGACCTCCAGTAAAAATAAGTTAGAAATGCTGCCCAAGCCGTAGCAACTACCCAAGCCCACATTAACGTATCAAAATCATCATCATTCATATAACGCCTAGAATAAATTTTAACCACAGTGTTACGAGCAAAGCTGCAAGAAAACAGTACCATTGGACTTGCCTGACCTTTTTTAATTCCGTGTTAAAAAACTCTTTATCTTCTCTTTCCAGTTTTTCAATGTCTGTCTTAATCCTGAGAACTTGCTCCCACTCTTTTGTGCCATACTTTTTAATGAAATCAACTTTAAGACGATGTTCTTCATCAGTAATTACCTTTCGCTGTTTGTACTCGTCAAGGGCTTTAAAGATGGCCCGTTGCTTTTTAAACTCCGCTTCCTTACGTTGGCGGATATGATCTAACGTCTTTTGTCTTGCTAACTCAATGCCTTCTTTTTGGGCATCTTCAATATTCTTTCCAATCTCTTGACCGGCTTTTCTACCAGTGGCAATCCCTTCGCTAAGTCCTTTAGCCCCGGCTAATAGTCCAAGATCATCGGCCACATCAATTTAACTTTAGTACAATTGTGATTAATGTGATAATGATAAAAGCAGTTGTGGCAAGAATGATCTGTTCAAGGCGCTTTAATCTTGCACAAATGCTATCGTAACGCAGCTCACAAACTGCTTCATGACTATTTAGTCGCGCTTCTGTTTCGTTCATGGCAAGCTCGCTACAAATGCTTTAGCATCAGTCATCAAATTACCATCGGCATCCTCAAGTTGTGCTTCGTCAGCGTTGATTTGCTTTTTGAAGGTTTGATAGTCGGTGTTGGCTGGGTCGGGAGGAATAAATACATTATCAGATAGCCTATGAATCATTCCTGATAATTTTGTGGGGTCGTTTGGATTTTTGACTAATTTATACATTTATAGCTCCGCACTAAAATCAACATAACCTGAACTTTGACCCCATATCTGTAATGCCCTACCTTCTGTAAATCCTGATACTCCTGTATTGTTATACATTAGTACTGAATCAGGGCCAGGTTGGTCAAAAGTAAATCCTGACGAAAGCGTTTGTCCAAAAGTTCCTGTGCCAAATCGTATTTGTCCACTTTGCGAACAGCTTGGTTGCGCTCTTTTTGGGTACATTCTAAAATAAGCACGAACATCACCTGATGTCCAAGCAAGACCAGTACTGCCAATATACAGATTGGAAGTTGCCGTTGCTGGAGATGCTAAATTTAAACGCTCATAATATCTTCTGCATAAATCAAATTCAGTTCCATAAGGTCTGTAATCAAAGCTAGTAGCTGTAGAGCCTACCTCTAATTGCACGCCCGTCAGATAGAAAGTTGCTCCGTTTGTGCCGACTACGGATGTTGCACCTGTGGCTGAAACAAAAAACGAACCAGCCCAAGCATTTGCAGTTCCGCTAACGGTAGCACCTGCACCAAGACTAAAGTTTACATACAATCCAACGCCATTAGTAGCACCAATCCAAGTGCCAGTTGTATCACCAGCAATCGTTACTGACTTCTGTTCCCATGTATTTGCGGCAGAAATAGTAAAGCTAAATGGGTAAGAACGATTAAATGCAGAGTTGTTTAACGCACCGCCAAAAGTACCAGTTAAGCTAGAACGAACCCAAAACGACAAATTAACAGTCTTAGCGTTGGCAGTTCCAAACCCTAAATCGGCAGTATTAAAACCTTCGATTGGTTGTTGCAACAAGAAAAATTCAGAAGAACCAACTGTGTAAGCAGAAGAAGAAGTAAAGCCTAAATAATTAGTAAATCCTGCTGGTGGAGTTACCGAACCTGCATTTTGTTGCCAAGTGCCTTTAGAAGCTTGGCTTGGTTGGTATGTCCATCTATCTACTGTATAACCGCTAGCAGTTCCACTAGCACCAGCATTACGCTGGTCAATCACCATAGCACCATTGATGATGCGGTTCTTCATATTAACGGATGGAGTTACCGCATTAGCAGTAATACTCCCGTTGTACATGGGAGTTGTTATTCCGTTTGAGCCGTCTAATGTAATAGGCATTATGCTACTCCTTTCGGATACTTAACTTTAACCGCCTGGACCTTGGCAAGCATTTCAGCGGCGGCGTCGCCGCCTTTCCACAATGCGTCTAGCTGATCGCCGATGGATGGGTATTCTTTTACTCTGTTACGGGCATATTCTTTAGCGCTATACGCGGCTAATAGCCGGGCTATTTCAGCATTTACTTCAGCTTTAGTTGGTTTAGTTTGGTGAGTATCCAGCCAATTAAGACCCTCGTAATCGTCTCCATTAAGAGACCATTGAGCGCTGGGGCGTAAACTTTGTAGTGCCGAGGCTATCATGGTGCAAACTCCAGTAAAAGAATAGTTGAGGCAAAACGACCTCGATTAGTTTGGTCCTCGTCACCACCAGATGCGTTAATCCTTACAGTACCGCTAACAAACGCACCCGCTTGAATTTTGTAAGTTACTGGCGAAGTGGTTCCCGGGGAATCTCGATACGCAAGAGTGACGGATTCAGACACCGCACTATCATAACCAACGCGCATATCGTGTGTTGCGCTATATCGAAGGCTTTGCGCCGTACCAACCTGAATCGGTGTTGAGTCTCTTACGAGTCGAACGGCACCCATATCGCCAACGTTAGAAACTATAACTGCGCCTAAAACTACAATATAGTTGCTTGCACTTTTTGGGGTGATTGAGACACTTAGCCCGGTAACATCAACATAAGAAGTAGATGTTGTTACAAAAGTATCTTGCTTGTAAACAAACGCTGACTGCAACGCACCGCCAGGATAAGAGAATCCCGACGAGTTAAGCGTGGCCTTCGTTGACCCGTTAGATTGAAACTGGATAATGCCTGATGTGTCGGCACTTTGTACCAGGCCTGTGCTGGTACTAGCATTTATGATGACGGCCATTATGCGGCTCCT